TCGGTGGCCGCGCTGGTGCCGACGCGCAGGTCCATCTCCTTCGTGATGAGGCCGGTGGTCTGCAGCAGGTCGTCGGCTTCCATGTCCTTGCCGTAGCGCTTCAGGTAGCGGTCGGCATAGGCCACGTCGTTCTTTTCGAGCGCGGCAGCGATGGCGGTCTTGTGCGCGTTGCTTGCCATCTTTCGGGCCTGTGCATCAGCCCATTCCGCGCTCTTGCCCTGCAGTTTGGCCGCGTCGTAGGTTGCCGCGCGGATCGAGGTGATCGCCTCGTCGATGACCTCGGGGTTGGCGTAGTTCAGCCCGATCTGCTGCATGCGGGTGGCGACGGTGCCCTCGCGCACGCTCAGGGTGTAGGTGCGGAACTCGTCGGCCTCGTGCTTCATCGCGCCGGCACGGAACGCAGCGCGGCGCTTGGTGATCGCCTGCCCGAAGGCCTGGCGCTGGTAGTCGTTGCCCAGGCCCGCGCCGATGCTCTCGACCGCCTTGCCGAACTCCTCGTCGTACTCGTCGGCCAGCGGCTTGCCGCTTTCGCGCTCCAGCGCCGAGAGCCCGCGCTGGCTGGTGTAGCCCGCGTCCTTGTCGTAGGCCAGCCGCATCTCGGCCTCGAGCGCCTTGTTCAGCGCATCGTCGACGCGGAGCTGGTTGGCCTGCTTGAGCGCTTCGAGCTCCATGTCCATTGCCACCGCGCCCGCGCGCTGCGCCGCCTGGCCGAAGCTCGCGGCCTGCGCGCCGGGATCGACGCGGGGCATAGCCGCCTGCATCTCGACGGGCCGGAACTGCGCCGGCATCTGCTGAAAGTTGTCGTAGGTCGGGACTCTCGGCACGGTCACATCCTCAGTTGCTGGCCGGCGTACCAGCGCGACGCCACCGCCGTGGCCGAGCCGACGAGCGAAGTCGCCGCCGACATGAAGGGGCTGACGCCGCCCGCGTCCGCGCGCGCCATCGTGGCGCCGATCTGCTGGTTTGTCGCCTGCGTGCGGTAGCCCCACGCGGCTTGCAGGGCGTTGCGCTGGATCGTGAGCGCGTCGGCCTCGCTCATGAAGTCGGTTGTGTTCAGGATGTTCTGCGGGGTGTCGCTGGCCAGGTCGATGCCATTGGCCGCCATGCTCACGCGCTGCCGGCTCTTGAGCTGCCCGGCGGCAAGCCGGCTTGCCTGCTCCTGACGCTGGCCCTGCAGCAGGGCGGACTTTGCGCCGAGCTCAGAAATCTGCGCGTTGATCTCGGCCATGCGCGCCTGATGCTTCAGGCTGTTCTTGGCCGAGCGCGCGGAGTAGTAGGCGCCCACCGCAGAAGACACGGCGCCCGCGATCGACATCGCGCCACCCGCGCTGCCGGCGAAGTCCATGAACGAGCCGCCCGACAGGCTGGCCGGCGCGGACGCCGCAGTGGCGCCCATGACGTTGCTGGTGTTTGCCCCCACGAGAAGCGTCGATTGGGGGCCGAACGCACTCGGGCTCATGAATCCGTACATGCGCGGATGCTCGATCGTGATGATGCCCCGATGATGCGGGGGATGCGCGCAACCACGCGCACCGCAGAAAGCAGGGGTCCGGCTGCGGGAACGTATCGCCTCACGGCGGCGGCCGGCGTCGCACCGGCCCGGATGGATCACCTCCTTCCGTGGTGATGCAATCAGCCGCCGATCGACACCTCAAGCGACATCGACACGATGGTGAGCGGGAGCGGATCGGACTGGCGCACGCACACCTGGCCGTTGTCGGTCCAGCTTGGCGTGATCGCGATCGGGATCTCCTCGGACTTGAGCGCAGGCGGCGAGCCGTACGGCTCGGTCGTGCGCTGCTTGGCTTCGACCAGGCGCTCGAACGATGGCCCCGCGAAGATGCCCGACGAGCGGAACACGCGCAGCCATGCCTTGTTCACGTTCTTCTGCCGGCCCTGGCCGAAGCCCTGGATCGCGAAGGCCAGCGGCAGCGTCTGCGCGTCGGCTTCGATCGGCAGGCCCACATGCACCACGCTGGCTTCAACGTCGAGCTGCACCGCGCCGCTCGACACCACGCGCGGCGGATGCACCGCGCCGTCAGCCAGGATCGACACCGTGCAGCCTTCCAGGTGTGACAGGCCGCTGATCGTGTCGGCCGGCGGCCCGTCGTAGGTCAGGCCCGAATCCACGAAGAAGGCGTTTTGCGGCTCGCCGAAGAGCCGCGGCGCCATGCGCTCGATGTAGCGCACGCTCTGCGCGTTGATCGTGCGACGGACCACGGCATAGACCGCATCCTCGGCGCCCTCGGCCACGCAGGCGACCGACTCGAACGTGCCGTCGGTGTCGTGCTGGTGCCAGGCGCCGACCTGTTGCTCGGGCACGTAGGTGAGGCCCAGCAGCTTGCCCGACGAGGACACGAACCACGCCACCGGGGCCGGCGACTTCTGGAACGCAATGTCCTTGATGTCGAACCCGTCGAAGAGGTGCGGCGCCCGCAGCGACAGATCGCCCGTGATGTAGCCGCCGGCCTGCCAGTTGTATGCGAGCTCGCGGACGTGGCCGCCCCGGGCGGCGCCGTAGAGCACGTTGGTATTCACGATCACCGGCTGCGCGTTGCCGGCGCCGATGTAGGACTGCGGACGCACGGCCACACTGCTTGGCGTGATCGCGTCCGAATTCACCGAGGTCACTCGCCACTCGGCCGCGCCCGTCAGCAGCACCAGCGAGTCGAGCGGTAGCGCGTGCCGGATTGTGTTGGCCTCGCGCGCCGCGACCCGAAAGGCGATGGAATCGTCCTCCTTGCTCGGGATCGAGTAAGCCATGTCGGCCTCGGTGCCGGGGCGCGTCATCCATATGTTCTGCGGCTGGTTGATCGAGCCGGCGAACACGCGCCGCTGCTCGAAGTAGGTCACCGCTGCCGGATAGTTGCCGGTGCCGACGAACAGATCCTTGTTGAGCGGTGGCGTGCGGCCGATGTCGGCGGTGATGTTGTCCTGATCTACGAACGGCGGCTGCGTGGCCTGCCCAACGTAACCGAACAGCCCGGACGATTCGCGATAGATCTTGTAGTAGTCGGCCCCCGCGACCAGCGGCCACGACACGGTGTTCTTTGCGCCGGTTGCGAAGAGGTCGTTATTGCACGCGGCCTCGCTCGAGCGTGCCGACTCGCGCGCCGGGTCTTCCGTGCAGGCAGTGACGACGTAGCGGTAGGTGATCGTGTTCGTGACGCCGCTCGGGACTGTTGCGACTGCGGAAAGCTGCGCAGTGCCGGCCGTGATCGCGGTTGCAATCAGGCCGGTCGGGATCTTCTCGTTGATAGTCGTTGGCGGACCTACGCTGTCGTCGATCGCGGCCGACTTGCGGAAGTCATCCAAGAAGGTCGTGCCGGTCGCCTGCCCGAGGTAGGAGTAAAAGCCCCCGGGGCGCTTCTTGTAGATGCGATACCCCGTCGCCTCAGAAACGCCGCTCCAGGTGATCCGGTTGGCAGCGCCGACGAGCTCGAGGTCGTTGGAAACGGAAACGGGCGCGGACGGGTTGGATTCCCGCGTCGAGAGAACAGGCAATACACTCCAGGGGGTGGTGAGCGCGCCGGAGAAAATCGTCGTGACCACATACTCGTGCGCGATCGGCGTGCCGCCCGTCGTCTGCCCGCCGCCCGGCGGCGATAGCTGCGGCGCAGTCGTCACGACATCGAGCCGCCAGTCCAGCGCCCCCAGCCGGCGCAGCTCGCGCGGCGCATGGTTCGGATGCACCAGGGTGAGCACGTCCGCCGACTGGACGTAGTGGATGTCGAAGAGATCGGCCTCGGCGTAGGGGTTGGCGATCTCGTAGGGCACCGCGCCGTTCATCAGCGTGGCGCCCTGCGTGTGGAAGCGGAAGTAACCCGCGCCGACCTCGATCACCATCGTCTGGTCGGTCGAGTAGGTGAAGGGGATCAGGCGTGTCCGCTTGGTCGAGTCCTTCACCGCGCGCACGAAGGCAAAGCCCGGGCGGGTGGCGATCGGCCCGTGCGGCAGCACGATGAAGTTGCGGCAGAGCGCCAGGCCGGTCTGAAACTTGATGTCGTCGATTCGCCCGAAGAACTCCGGCGTGACTTCGCCACCGCCGAACGAGCGCTGCAGGGTGCGGATGTTCGGCATCTCAGCGCCCCCATGTGTTGAGCGTGGTCAGCGCGCCGCGGGCGCTGATCCAGTCCGGCGTGTGCTCGGGGCTCATGCGCCGCTGGTTGGCGTCGGACTCGGCCGCGCGCCCGAACATCATCTGCGCCATCTGCGCCGCGCGCTGCGCCATCGCCATGCCGGCGTCGCCCTTGAGAATCGGCCCAGCCAGGTAGGAGGCCAGCAGCCAGGCCAGCGCATCGACGAAGAGCGGGGAAAACTTCGTCGTGTCGGTGATGCGCGCGATGTAGCGCACGGTCGCCACCGGCTCGTTGGTGTAGAGCACGCCCACGCCATTGGCCAGCGCCTCGCGCTCATACTTGGCCACGCTGCAATCGTCACCTGCGCCCTCGGCGAACACGTCGAGGATCTTGATGGCGTCGCCCGGCAGCGCGTAGGCGTAGGCCCAGCAGCCGTAGTCGCCCGCGAACTCGGCCAGCGTGCCGCGCTTGGTGGCGAAGCCCCAGTGGTGCATCTCGAGCAGGGTGTCGCGCGCCACCGGGTAGAAGCGCGCCGCGTGCTCGGCTTGGGCAGACCCCTCGGGCGGGTAGAGGCTCGCCACGGTGGCGTCGTCGCCGAGCCGGGAAAGCGCGAGATTCACGATGTCGATTTCACTGGCCACGGTCGGACCCCATCAGAAAAACGGGGCGGGCGTTGCCGCCGCGCCCCGGAACCCATACTTCGGGAGGGAGAAGACTTAGACGAGATCGTCGGCGCCCTTGGGCGCCTGCGCCTCGCTGTCGGTGCGCGCGATCTCCGAGAAGGTCGTCGGCTCGCCGCCCTTGGCTTTTGCCTTGGGCTTCGGCTTGGCGGC